TCCTGGTCGATGAGACCATCGTCGCTATGTGGGGGTATTTCAATCTCTATGCTGACGTCAATCCGCAGAAGTTTCTTTAACCACTTGGTTAGAGAGACCTGTAGGATCTTTGCTATTGCATTGGTAATAATCCAACGCATAGTAGAGGACACCTCCTATTCGTAGTCCATGAGGAGGCTACGTGAAGAACGAGCGATCTGCCCTAGTCTCTAGGGTGGACGGCTTCGTGTCTATGGCACGCAACCAGCCTTTCTTCATTGGGGGTGTTGGAATCAGCCAAACTAATCGAGTAATTTTTACTCGAATGGTTGAAGCTTGGCTCCACCTCATTGAAGACTTGATGGTGCGCCAGTGTTTGAGCTATCAATCGAGAGTTGACAGGATGAATAATTTCATCGGTCAACTATTCTCGGAAGATATCTTAGACACTTTAGCTTTTCTCGATAGTTGTGTTGTAGTTTTAATCAACTACGAACCCTCTAGTTTTGATACCTTTAAACAGTATCTAGCTAGAGAACTATCAAGTGATGACTTAAAATGGGGATTGATTTCTCCAGTTTTAGTCGCACTTCATGAGCACTTCAGTGCTCAAGGAGAAGAGCGGGCACATCTCCTCTCGACAATCCTTCAGTTCCTGAGGTTTCCGAAGAAGCTTGTTCTTCTTGACATTGGTCTCGAAGATCAAGCTATTCAGGAATATCTTGAAACTGAAGGTGAGTTGGGGGCCGTGGTCTTAAATGATGACGAGATGCTTGATGGCATTTCAGCTATCATCAAAGACTGGTTTGGATCATTTAGTTTAGATGACCTTAGACCAAAGCACGGCTCAGGTTCTGTCGCGGAAGGTCCTTTGACCTTAGCTGAAAAGTTCAATCGTATGAAGATCGATGATACTATTAAGATAGTACTTCGAAATCCATCTTTTGAATTCAGTTATCAGGATTATTTTCCTGATCCGCCGGGGGAGGGTCTCGATCGCTGTTCGCGAACGATATTCGTCCCCAAGACAGCTCTCAAGCTTAGGACCATCTCTATGGAGCCTATAGCCTTACAATACCTCCAACAGGGGGTTATGTATGCGCTATACTCTTTCATAGCCCAACATCCTTATATGGGTGTTAGGATCCGGCTTGATGACCAGTCACAGAATCAGGTTTTAGCTATGGAAGGGTCTATATACCAGAATTATGGTACTATTGACCTCTCTCATGCTTCTGATTCTGTGAGTTGGTGCCTGGTTAGGAGGGTATTCAAATCCGTTCCACTTTTGTATAAGTGGCTTCTGGCAACACGCTCGAGAGAGACGTGTCTTCCAGACGGATCGCGGTTGCAGCTACGGAAGTTTGCACCTATGGGATCAGCTTTATGCTTTCCCATAGAGTGTATACTCTTCGCTGCAATCGTTGAATACGCATCGAGAAAGGTGTGCAGGCAGAGTAAACAGCCTATGGCTCTTTACTCTGTTTACGGAGATGACTTGGTAGTCCAATCCACATGTTACGATGAGATTATTAAAACTCTCGTCGCTTGCGGTTTTTCTGTTAATACGAGTAAATCGTATAACACAGGATTTTACCGTGAGTCATGTGGAAAGGAGTACTATGCTGGGATTGATATCTCAGCACTCTACTATAGAGTTCCTTACTATAGTGGACGTCCCTCTCCGTCTGCGTATGGGTCGTGGTGTAGTAGTGCTAACAACGCATACGTACACCGCCTCCCTCTTTACAGACTTTATCTTATTCATAAGATTCAGTCTGTGCCTTTGAAGTATGGTCCATGGTTCGGGCCTAGCCCGAATCTTAGTCCATACCTTTATAGTTCTCAACCAACGAACTTTCATTTAAAGTTTCGCTGGAATAAGAACTATCAAAGGTACGAGGCGAGGTTTACCTCGGTCATATCAAGACCGAGGAGCACTCTGCCTGATGATGATAGGATTTCCTATTTCATCAAGCTTGTTGAAATGTCTAAGAGGTATAAAACCTCTAGACATTCCGACGACAGGGTGTTGCCCTACGCATTGCATGGCTGCATCGAGCTCTTCAGCTCGAGCATCCTTCCAATGCACGGTTTTGTCGAGAAGAATCTTCTCGACGCAACTGATTGGTGGGATACATAGACTGTAGCCCGGGAGACACCTAGGAGGCGCTCTTTCCCAAAAGTAGACTGTTTAC